CCATTGGTTCACCATCGAGGAGGACGCATGAGCACCGCAGCCATGCTCCAGGAGGGGCCGTACGTGGCACAGGAGCCACGGAGAGACACGCTAGCGCACCCCCCCTGTGTCCTACCCCGCCCCACCTAGCAGCGCCTCCCGATGCCAGAATCGACCAGCCTCGCACCCCCATGTCGGGCGTATCGACCAGCCCAAGACTCGACCAGCCCGACAGCACCGGCCAGCAGCTCGACGGACTTACTCCGGCACCCGCCTGGGGGAGAGTGAAGGGAGCCTTTGGGGAGAGTCGAGACAAAGAGAGACCCCCGCCACACTGGGCGGGGGTCTCTGTCCCTGCTAGGGCTGCTAGGTGCTAAATGCCGTCGACCTCGTCTCGAATGGTGCTGGCAGCCGTCTCGATCTCGTCGATCAGACTGCCAACACTCGACAGCGTGTCCCTGATCTCGTCTCTGACCTCGTCTCTGATCTCTTCCTCGATCTCTTCCCTGATCTCATCCCTGACCTGATCACGGAGATCATCCGCCAAGTTCGATACGAACGCTTCACGCCACTGGTGCGGCAGCAGCCACTCGACCAGCGCCACCATCACGGAGTCCTGAACGCTGACCCGACCCCGCAGTCTGTCCGTAGTCTCTCGCACCAAGTCGAGCGCACCCGACCCGTAAGAGTTGCCGAAATCGTGCGAGTTCGCGTCGAGCCTCGCACCCAAGTGTCGAGCGATCTCCGCCACGACCTCAGCAGCCAGCGCACCGCCAGCCTTGAAACTCTCGACCTCACGGGTCAGGTTCCCGATCTCTGCGCCCGTGTTGCTGACCACGTTCGCCAACGTGGTGCGCAGCGTGTCGACCGTGTCGACCGTCTCAGCCTGTGGTGCCACTGTTGCCAGACTGGCAACCTGTGGCTTGGTCAGAATCTCGACCATGTCCGTCGACTTCGTGTCGCACTGTTCACACATCTCGTGTACCCCTTCCGATCATGTCGAGCGCCTCCCCTAGCAGGAACGCTGACCCGACACCCAGAGACTAGGACACCCCCGCCAGCCATGTCAATAGCCCAGCCGTAGCAGCTTGAACGGCCTCCCCCGGCACCCGCCAGGGGGAGAGTGAAGGGAGAGGCGGGGAGCCTTGACACCCTGCGTAGGGCTCCCATAGACTCACCCCAGCGGCTGCCACTGTGGGAGCCGCAACAGGTCAGGAGGCTAGAACCATGACGGACAGGGAATACAACGGGTGGACTAACTGGGAGACGTGGAGCGTCGCGCTGTACGTCGGAGAGGGAGTAATCGACGAGGACACAATCCGCGACGCAGTCAAGGAGCACGAGGGAGACGCTTACGCCGTGGGGCAGTGGGTGCGCGACCGCGTCGAGGAGTACGTCGAGGAGACGCTCGACCAGCACTACGAAGGGGGGCTTGCGGCTCACTTCGCTCGCGGTTGTCTCGGCTCCGTCGACTGGTACTCGATAGGCTCCCACTATGTCGCGGACTACGCGCCAGAAGCGGAAGAGTCCGAAGGCGGCGAGTCATGATCGAGCCGCAGCGGTTCACCGTATCGGTGGAGTTCGAGACGCTCGACGAGGCGCTACACCTAGCCCGTGGGCTCGTCGATCAGGGGCTAGCCCCTACCGTCGACCTCGGGCTAGGGGATGACGGGGACGGGGAAGGGGACGCGCCCCCTCCCTTCGACCGTCAGGCGCGGCACTGCGTCGACTGTGGGGCTCTGGGCTTGGGCTCGTGGGCAAGTTCACGAGGGATGCTGTGCTCCGCATGTCATGAGGCGGGGCTCCGCCCCCCCTGCGACTGCGACCAGTCAGGGAGCGGCTACTACCTGTGTCGATACTGCTTCGATGAGCAGGTAGGGGGGGAATCATGAAGCGGCGCGAGCCGCTCCGCACCTCGGCGGCATGGCATGCCGAGCGCGAGGCTGAACGGCGCAGAGTCTGGCTGTGGCTGGGCATCTTCGTGGTGCTCATCGTGGGGCTGATCCTGCTGCCACCATGTACTGGTGCTGGCGGCTTCGACTGCTAGCGCGTTGACTTCGGGGGGCGGGGACTAGCACCCGCCCCCTGCTCTTACCCCCCAAGTCCGGCAGCGTTCACGGGGAGGCTGTTGACAGGGGAGGCGGAGGGCTTTAAGGTGAGGTGAGGCGGGGACAATCCCGCCAGAAAGTGAGGGGTTTATGTTCAAGGTCGAGATGTACGACAAGCGAACTGATGAGACGGGCAAGGCTGAGATCGTGGGGATTACAACCCTCGAAGATGCGAACCGTCGAGCCGAACTGGAAGCCTACTACTGCTGCGAGACGCTGCTCGGGGAGTGGCAAGTGGCGGCTGAGGCGCTGGTCAACGGCAAGTACTGCGCGAGGCTCGCGCCATCAACTGGTGAGCCTGAGAGCATCACCATCTATGTCAGGGAGGTACGGTCATGAAGATCAAGGCACTGGAACTCACACCTAAGGACGCAACGGACATCGTGATCGGGGCTATCGAGGGAGGGACGGGGTACTGGGCTGAGTGTAAGAACTACAAGTGGACTAACTGGTACCTCGATAATGGGGAGTCTCTCGACCCTAAGATGCTGCGCGACATCCCTCGCTTCGAGGTGCTGGTGCGCATCAAAGAGGATGAGGAGCAGGTTGCCCCCGAGAGAAACCCGAACGACTGGTTCGAGATCACCATCGCCAACCTCGAAGTGGGGACGGCTCTGGCGCTCGAAAGGTTCCCGCACCTGTTCAACGGGTTCAGTGGTGAGAACGGGGATGTCGAGATGGACTTAGACGCTACGGGCTGCGATGTCATCTTCCAGATGACCATCTTCGGGACGGTGGTCTATGGCTGACAAGATCACGAAGGCTGACCTCGATCAGATGCTGCGCGGCATCAACGTGCGGCATGGGCATCCCGAGGGGACGGACAGGTACAGCGAGGGTGAGGACGGGGTAGCCCGTCCCACCATCGGCTGGTACTCCCTGACAGGGGAGTGGGGCGGGTGGAAACTTGTCCAGACAATCAACTCCGACGGTGGGCGCAGGGATGTGCTCGGCATCGGAGCAGTGCCGAAGAGGGTGATGTACTATCTCCTCAGAGCGTATAGCAGCGGCATGGATGCCGAGAAGGGTGGTAAGTGATGGGATGGGAGACGAACGGCAAGCCATCAGAGCCAATCGGCAATGAGTTTGTCATGTACGTCAACGCCTTCTGGATCGAAGGTGATGTGGTCGGCGGGGTGTATGGAACCCAAGCCGAGGCACTGGACGCAGCGCGTGGTTTCATCGCAGAGATGGAGGGTATGGTGTTTGACGATCAGTACAAGCCACTCACGCGGCTTAACGCTGCCGAACTCGAAGAGAGAATCTCAGAGCAGGATGTCGTTGGGTTTGCGCAAGTTGCGCAGCGCGAGATCCTGTTCTCATAGGAGGAGTTATGACAGAGAAGAAGTTTCTAGTGTTCGCAACGCGAACAACGGAGATGACAGCGGTGGTATACGCTGATTCCCTATCAGAGGCAAGGGGTATAGCCGAAGATAGTTTAGAGGTTGATTGGGAGTTTGGAGATCAGGACGATACGATCACAGAGGTTAGAGTTTATGATGAGGAGGAGGAAGCATGAAGAAGAAGATGGTTGAAGTCATGGGGTTCACGTACATGGATGTGATGGCAGTGCTCGATGGCAGTGGGCATGAGGTCAGCGATCAGGAGGCTAACGAGTTCTTGGAGAAGTACGGAGAAGACTTCCGTGATCGAGTGACAGAGGAGGGCTACGACATCCTCGACGCGCTCCTCAGCAAGTGGCTGCGTGGTCGCTATGAGTAAGTGGAACATGGTTCACGAAGAGTATCTGGGCAGCGCGGACAGGACACTGACCATCTGGTCGGCTCCACTCGACCGCGTGATGTTCGAGGTCAACGAGCAGGGACTCAGGCACAAGTACTACCAGACGGCTAAGGAAGCCCTCGAAGGGAACTTCCCCATCGCGGATGCGTGCTACGGGTACACGATGCTGATGTGGGAGGATCACGAGACGGACAGGTGGTTCGACCTGATCTGGGATAACCAAGACAATGAACAGATCATCTCATGCGCCCACAGGGGGACATGCGAGGAAGAGTTTCATCGAGCACAGGTCGTGCTCGGGAATGAGGAGGATTCATGAGCACCATAGAGCAGCAGATCAACCAGCACGCTGACAGAATCGAGCACAAGGGATGTGAAGGGGAGATCACCAGCAACGAAGCGGTCATCATCTCGTACGACATCATCTCTGACGGGGATGGCGGATGGGAGTATGGCGGCAACAGGATCGACGAGTACCCGTTCGATGGGACGATGGACTATCTGTTCACCTGCCGCAAGTGCGGGTGGTGGACTGAGCACTTCAATGCGGTCATCGTCGATAACCTCATGACCGATAAACGGGATGAGAAGTCTTGATCGCGGCGATCTTGGCGGCTGCTCTCATCGTGGGGCAGTCGCCAATCCCTGATCGAGCCACGTGGTACGGAGCTCGATGCCCAGAAGGTGTCGTATACCTCGGGAGGACTGACACGTGCCACCCCTACCTGAAAGGCGAGGACAAGTGGTACGCAGCGGCTGGCTGGTTCCGCTACGGCATGACCCCAGTGCCACTAAGGATCACCAGCAAGACGACTGGTCGAAGCGTCATCTTGATCGTCAGGGATTTTTGCGGGGCATGCCGTCAAGGGAGGTCGATCATCGACATGAGCCCACTGGGGTTCATCGCCCTCGGCCACGACTTGGGCAAGGGTACGGACAAAGTATTTGTAAGGTACATGAGAGGTGGAAGGTAATGGGTAGGGGGAGAAACTATGGTCAGGAGAACCTTGAACGGAAGTTCTGGAACAACGTGCGCGCAGCACTCGACAAGGCAAAGGAACTGGGGCATGACCCCCAATGGATTCGAGATGACACCACAGAGGCTGCCTTCTGGTGCGACGACTGTCTCCTCTGGGGCAGGGTCGTCATGACGCTGACCCAAAGGGAGCCAGACGATACTGGCGGGAGGCTGTTGGAGGTGGCATGTACCCCCGACGCATGCCATAACAGCGAGCCTGAGTTGCACTGGAACTTCAATGAGAGTACACTAACCCTACCAAGCATGTTTGCTGGGCTAGGGTATGAGCCGAAGGAGGTAAAAAATGGCGAACTTATCTCTCCGCACACGAAAGTCAAAGTCAAGACCCGTTCGGTCTGGAACTCGGGTCGCAAAGGATGACGGCTCGTCGTGGACGCTATACCACCCCAAATACTCAGTCGAGCCGTGCCCAAACTGTCATCACCCAGAAGCGGACGGTGGGTTCTGTGATCCTTCCGACGGAGGATGCGGCTGGACTCGTCCAAAGACTATTTATCCGCGCAACAGCACCAGATAATGAAAGGACAGCCATGAACATCATGTCGTGGGTCATCGGAGCCCTGTTTGTCTTCGCGTTCCTCGGATCATTGACGAAGCCATCATGAGCAGGACGACACCGTTCTCATCAGAGGCAGAGCGCGGCATCTTGGGTTCGATGTTGATCGACCCAACGATGTCGTCGCTTGGGGTCGAGCGGCTATCGGATGAAGACTTCTACTCGCAGGATAACCGCACAGTCTTCTTAGCCATCGCCTCTATCGTTAAGCGCGGTGGCATCCCAGACTCTGTGTCGGTGTCCGACGCGCTGTCGAAGAGCACCCCATTGGATGGGACTGGCTGGGGTTCGATGCTGTCCGACATCGTTCGGTCAGTGCCGACATCCATCAACGCACCAGAGTACATCGACATCCTTGAACGCAAGGCAGTCATGCGCTCACTCATCAGCGGAGCACACAAGATCGCAGAGATCGGCTACGGTGATAGCGACAAGGTCGACACAGCAATCGATCAGGCAGAGACCATCATCTACGGATTGAACAAGCGACGACGGGCGGAGAATGCCATCACGCTTGACCGCCTCATCCCAGAGACTATCGAGCGCATCAAGTTTATGCTCGAACACAAGGGCGAGCGGCTTGGCATACCGTCTGGGCTATCGAGCATCGACAGGATCACGGGGGGATGGCAGAAGTCAGACCTCGTCATCGTCGCAGCTCGACCGTCGGTCGGTAAGACGAGCCTCGCGCTGAACATGGCGCAGCACGCAGCAGTCAACCACGGCAAGAGCGTCGCCGTGTTCTCGTTGGAGATGAGCAAGGAGCAGTTGTCCACTCGACTGGTGGCTGGTGTCTCTGGCATCGACATTGGGAGGATCAGAAGGGGGGACATCTACGGCATCGACATGGCGAGGATCGCTGCGTCGGCTGGGAGTCTGCTCGATGCGAAGATCATCATTGACGACACGCCAGTGGCGAGCCCGTCAGAGATCAGGGGGAGGTGCCGCAGGATCGAGTCGGAGCATGGGCTCGACATGATCGTGGTCGACTATCTCCAACTCATGACCGCTGACCGAATCACGAAGGACGCCAACAGGGTATCCGAGACTAGCGACATCAGCCGTGGGTTGAAGCGTCTAGCCCGTGAGATGAACGTCCCAGTGATCGCGCTGTCCCAGTTGAGTCGATCATCTGAGCATCGTGAGGGGGGACAGCCACGGCTATCTGACCTGCGAGACTCAGGTGCCATCGAGCAGGATGCGGACGTTGTCCTCATGCTGTGGCGACAGGGGCAGACAGAGATCACGCAAGAGTATGAGGATGTACGGGCAATCGTTGCCAAGCATCGGAATGGTCCGACGGGGATGGTCGAACTGTCGTTCCAGAAGTCCACGACCACATTCAGGGACAAGGAGTAGCAGGTGGATCTAGAAGTCGCTACGTGCTACCTGTGTGGTGGCGCAATAGCAAACATCGACGATGTCGAAGAGATGTACGAGGAGGATCTGCTATGCGGGTCTTGCGAGCACGACGTGGCAGAGTCGATCTATGAGGATGACCTCATGGAAGATGGGATGACAGAGCAGGAGGACGACTAGTCCTTGCGCTTGAACTGAGCCTTGTCGAGGCGGCTCTCCTCCAAAGAAGAAAGGGGTACGGTAGGCTCACCGTACCCCACTTCTTTACCTATCAGGGATGCGTAGACGATCCCAAACTTTTTGCAATAAGATCGAAGGCTCATGCCGAGGCGAGCCGCCTCTTCGCGGAAGAACTTCTCTGGTCTATTTCTGAACACTCTTTGCCTCGATCATCTCATCGAGCACTCCGACTGCTAGACTCAGACCATACCGGACGTTCTGTAGGTAGCGTTCCTGCATGAGGTTGGGATTACCAAGAGCCCTAATAATCTGCTCCTTTATCTCGGAGCTCGGCAAGTTCGTTCTGCCGATGATTGTTATTAGTTTGGACTTTGCGATCTGTAAATCTTCCACGGTCTTCTACTTTCTTGTTAGCCTTGACTTCATCAGCCCTTGATACTGCTGACCACTTGTTCTCGCCAAGAGCGATAAGGATCAGCGCGTAGTTGGAGATGTCGATCAACGCATCACGGACACCAGCGTTGAACCAATCTTTGCTTACTTCTGGGACACCAGACTTGATGGTTCCATTGAGCGACGTGGCAATGCGTCCGCACTTGTCTAATGCCAGTCGTGAGAACACACCGTATGGTCCAAGACCTTCGATGTTTGCTGGTCCGTATCCTTCTTGTCGCTCGACGAGGATGTTGAATGCTTCTTCGGACAACCCACTGAAGTAATCAGAGAACTCTTTCGGTACTTTCCTTGTCATAGATCTCCTCCAATCTGTCTGCTGTCTCATCCTTAACTACAACGTTCGCCATCATGAACCGTGTTTCGCAGTTGGTACACTCCCACAATCGTAGTGAGAGCCTATCTGTAAGCAACCTGTATGGCTTACGTGTCGCCTTAATGTTTAGGGACTTGCACCTAGGGCATGGAATGCCCGTCATCATGCAGGCTGGTCTGCGGCGATGAGGATAAGCGTCGCAGCTCCCAGAGAGCCCCACGGTAGGGGAGCAAGGGCTACCAGAAGCCCCGCAAATGCCAGTAGGAGGGCCGTACGCGAACGCTTGGTTGCCACTGGGGTCTTGATAGCCCTGACCACCTTCTCGAGGGCGGAGGGATTGATTTCCTGATCTTCAGGGTTAGTCGCCAACTGATACCTCCCCGACCAACTTGGTCGCCTCTTGTGCAGCGCATGTCGACTGCGTGATCCTTGCCGCATCTTTGAACTGTTCAGGAAGTTCTCCTGACTTTTCTTCTAGTGCAGCATAGATGTAGTTGAATGCCTTAGTCCACGCCAGCAACCCTCCCTCGATTGTTGGCTTCTTCTTTGCGTACGGTACGCTCATGATGCGCCTTCAATCCACTGAGCAAGGACTTCCTTGTCCGCGCTGGCCGACGTAAGGTCCTTGTCTGAAATGATTGTTGCGTTATACTTCTCTACTAGTTCCTCTACCTTTGGGAACGAACGATAGTTCACTGCCACTTCGCTCTTGCCGTTGTACTTTGTCGAGCAGAAGTATGTGACTGTCGAATCCTCAAGTGCGATGAACCCTCGAGCCCACCACCATGGGGCGTAGAACAACTTACCGTCCCCAGCCTGCAACTCTTCGGAGATGACTTCACCAAACAGCTTTGACTTTGGGTCGATGTTCACAGCAAAGATGATCGCCTTGCCAGACGACACGTACATTGCCTTGTCCATGAACAACTGGGCATGGAGTCCACGGAATACCCCAGCGATAGACCACGAGGCGTTAACCTGGCGGATCTCAAACCCAGGGATTGTATTATATGGGTCCTTGATGACCTCGGAGAAGTATCCTCTGCTGTCTTGAAATACTCCGCCGTTTAGAACTCGCGGTTCAAGAGACACGTTCATCATTAATGTATTCCTCCAAATCAAATGTTATCATGTACCTTCGCTTGGTTCCCGAGCCTTCAGTGCTTACATGCACTGCCCCCCTCAATCGATCTGCTCGGTATTCAATCGACTGGATGAGGTCCCAGATTCTTTCTGGGAATGTCCCGCCACTTTTAATCTGTAGCTGGAGGTGGTCATTCTCTACATCGACCTTGCCCCCAAACATACCCACGCGCTTTCCATCGATCATCTTGCCCACCGACAACTCGATGGAATTCCCACGCTTGCGATTGTTCTTCCCCCTACGGGAACGATCAGCGTCAGGCACGAAGTATCAAATACACTGGGGTGCTTTCCCCAACGTATGCTCCGACAACGTTGAAGTCAAAGAACTCCAACGCCTCATCGTACTCCATGCCATCACGCTCGATCAGGATCTTCAGGCATTTATCGTAATCATAGATTGCAACTGGGTAACTAAACCTTTGCCCGTATCCGATGAGCGCATCCTCAAACCCGTCGGCAAGCAATGCCCCATTAAACTGTTCAAGCATATCATTGCGCTCTTCGATTGCAATGTCTTTCATCTTAGCCATTCTTACCCTCCGTTCCAATGCACTTCCTGTGTACCCAATGCCACTCGGTGCTCCGTCGTGGTCCGTTAAACTCGATGGACTGCAACTTGTACGAGTCTGCTTGCTTCTCTATCGCCAACGCACACTTAACGCATGGTCGGTTCTCCCATTTGGGAGCTTTGCGATCTCCTTTACCAGCCTTAACTGCAGGACTCATATAAGCGACCCCTTCTGGTAGTTGCTAATTGCTACACTGTTCATAGGGTTATCGATGTACTCGCGCACTGCATTCAGCAGGACGCGGACTGGGTGTTCGCACCAGCGGCAGCCCTCGCTCTTGCGATCACACCCAGCCGCAGTAGTCTTCGCCATTCGGTCCAGCGCACAGCGCGAGGCTTCGACCGCATCATATGGCGACTCGATCACTCCTTATTGCCTCGCTGGGCCATCGGTCCCCAGACGCAGCGCGAGATCTCTCGAAGGGTAAAGTCGGCATAGTTCTTCCCGTTGACCTCGATGGTCTTGCCCCACTTACCAATCGCAACAGCGTCAGAACGAGGATCTCCCTCTGGCTTCTGCGTGTTCGCCCACTCGCGGATCTTATGAACGTGATCCCACGAAGGCTCGTCGAATGATGTGAACGTCACGTACAGGTATCGGTTGGCTGGCTTCTCAGTCTTCTTGCCGCTGTCAACCCACAACTGATACTCGTATGAGTTCATCGATCCCTTAAACGAAAGGATCTTTACGCCCGATGGAAGTGTCTTAACCTCTGGCTCAAACTTGTCGCTGAACCAGAACAGAATCGTCTCCATTAGAAATCTACCTCCTCAAGTGATGCGCTCTTTGTCGCTGGCTTTGCCGCAGTCTTGACGGTATCCCCGAAGATCCGCTCCGCAGCCTTTGCTACGTTGGCATCCCCGCTATCATTCTCTGGGTCATCCCCCGTTGGGATAAGGAACGCTGTGAGTAGCGCATACTTCAAGGCACCAGTCGATGACTTGTAGACATGCTTGTCCCCACTGTCGGCTCCCGACCCAAGCGTCTGGATGTCAAGGCTCTCGCCAGTATCGCCGTCAATGAAGCGCCACGTGTATCGTGCCGTCATGATGGTCTGCTTGCCGCTTGGCGTAGTACCCTCAGAGATCACATCGACCGCTGCTGGGATCATGATGACGTTCAACTCACCAAGTGCGGTACGCACCTTGTCGGCAACGTCGGATGCCATCACGTACTTGTACCCTTGGGCAGAGTTTGTTCCACCCTTCTGGACATAGCCAACCTTAGCCATGACCTGAGAAAGCTTTGCTGCTAACTTCATCGGCTGCTCCTACATGCTGTCTTCCACCTACAATACGAGCATGGGTACTTCAACTCACCCTTAGGTGACTTCGCCCATGCGTCAGGGATTCGAGGTGGTATCCGATCCCCGTAATAGTTCAGCACTCCAATCGTTCTGAGTGCTCGATCCTTCCACTCGGGAGGGATGATGTATTCGTCAATTGAGAACGTGTCCTTTTCGATGTACACGACCCTGACATCATCCACTGGCGTGCCAAGATGATCCAGCACCGCCGCATAAGACGACGATTGGATCATGTGCTCCCGCTTTGGCTCACCCTTCCGAAACTTGCGAGCAAACGACGACTCTGTCTTGAACTCAAGCACAGATCGCTTGCCATCCTTCCATTCGACAACCGCATCGATGTTGCCAGCAAAGTTCCATTCTGGAACCTCCACCGGAACTTCGGGATCAATCTTGACAAGCTCCCCCGACTCCTTCAGGATGTCGACGATCACTTCGCCAAGTACGTTGCCTACCTTGAAGATGCCAAACAACTTGTCTTCGAATGGCTCTGTCTCTGGTACGCTATTCGCATCGTACCAATGGGCGCGGACGCAACCGCCAAGCAAAGAGCCCCGCCACTTCTGCTTAGAAGGACGAGGCTCACGCTTAACTAGTTGAGCCTCTATCACGTTCTTTACGCTTCCCATAGGGGGAGTATAGGCTCTTAGTTTGCTGTTTGTCAAATGCTAGAGTTTGCCGTAGTGCTCCATAACTTCCTTGATGCGCTGGATGCGCGTCGGGTACGCATCGCCACGACGCTTGGCTTCCTGATACACCTTGTCGATTGCCTTCTGGTCATTGAGCGTGATGAACGTATGCCCATCACCAATTGTTTCGCGCATACGCGCAGTGTCAAGCCAGTAGTCTCGAGCGTCGAGGTTCGACTCTGGGCATGGGACGAGCGACGAATCGGTTGCGCGAGCAACCTTCTCTGCAATCTCTAACACCGTTGTATTCTCAGCGGCGCAGTTTACCACGCCCCTGTAGTTCGTCACCGCAGCGGCAACAAGCATGTCCGCAGCGTCTTCGACATGGAGCAGGGGACGACGAGCATTCTGCGCTGGTGCGATCTCCCTGCTCTTTGCCGCCTGCCAACAGAACGCATTGACCACAAGGTCGCGTCGGATGTTTGGACTGAATCCCCATAGCGTACCGAACCGTAGCGACATCCAGTTGAACTCGCCTTCGGTCTTGTCCGCGTCGAGAAGATGCTTGTCGATGTCGAGCTTTCCCTGTGCGTATGGCGTTAGCGGGTTGGGAGCGTCAGTCTCTTTAGAGGTTTCCCCATGCGGGGTTGCCCCGTATACCGACGCTGACGATGCAACGACATGTCGAGCAAGTGGGTAGTAGTGGATCAGACGTGCTGTCCCAAAGAAGTTGATCCTTCTCGTTGCGGTATTATCAATCTCTGACAGTGGGTCATTTGATAGCCCAGCAAGGTGGATGACGACATCGATCTTGGACGGCAAGGAGAAGGTCCCAAGGTCCCTTAGGTCAGCAAACAACTGCGCATCCGGCAAGGAGTGAAGCGCCCTCTCGGAGTCGAACGTAGGAAGATACCACCCCGTGTCAAGGCCTACCGTCTCAATGCGCTTATCCTTTAGCCTGGCAACAACCAGCGGACCAACAAACCCAAGGTTACCCGTGACTAGTACTCTCATGATGGGTTCCTCAGATAGTCAACCATCGCCTCAGCCCAGTGCCGCATCTTAGGAAGCTTTGTGTTGACGAGGTTGCCCCACATCGGACGAGTGGTATCCTTGCGAGTGACGGGCATGACCTTCGACTTGTTCCTTACCTGTTCGCGGACAAACTTAGCAAGAAGCGCCCAGTCGGTCGTTCCCTCGTTGACGACGTGGAAGACTCCAGTCGATTTCCCTAGCGCCAAGTTAACGATTGCAACAGCAGCATCTGGCATGTAGGTTGGCTTGAAGTGCTGGTCGACTGGCAGTTCAAGGTTCTTAAATGACGAGGAGACAAAGTCAGGGAACGATGGCTTGAATGGTGACTTGCGTGGACCAAACGGACTGCTGATCCGAGCTACCGCGCCACCGTGTTCGAGTACCTTGCGCTCACCTCGCCACTTCGAGTCCCCGTAGACTGACAGCGCACCCTTAGTCGGTTCGTCCTCATGCAGCATGCGGTTCTCTTTGTTTAGATCGTAGACGTAGTCGGTGCTAAGGTAGATCTGATGGAAGCCAGCAATCGACACCGCCTCTGGCAGATAGACGTTTGCTTCCATTGCGGTACCAGGTCGCTCCTCACACAGAACAATATCCCGCTGTGCCGCGCAGTTAATGACAGACACTGGGTCCGCATCCTTGATTAGGCTGACCAACTCTTCTCGGTCGGCATAGTCTTTCCTACTCAGTACAACAAACTTCTCTTTGCGCTTCTTTAGCTCATCCTGAATGTGCTGTGATGCTTGCCCACTTCCAAGAATAACAATCACTTCTTCACTCCAGTCTTTCCGTGGCTGAACTCTACGCCCTTGCGAGCAATGAGCCAGTCAACAATCTCTTTCCAATTGTTCTCATACTTAATCGCCTTGTCATCGACGTACGCTATCGCAGCAGGCTTCCCGTAGCCAGTGTGGATCTTGTGATATGGGATATGATGCTTATGCAGCCACTCCGCCATCCACTGAGTCTTCTCGCCTCGGTCGACAAAGCCCTCCCATGCTCGGGCAGAATGGACGACGATGATGTAGCCCTGTTGCCAAAGCTTTGACATCGCCTCCTTTGCGCCCTTGGTTGGGATGATCTCCCCCATCACTTCAATGGCAAGTGTGTCATCAAAGTCGATGGCAACTTGCCGAGAGATCAGCTCGTCGATGTTCACTTGGATGCGTACCGACGACCGCGCCACACCAGTTCGCTTCCCGTCCACGACGCGAAGTCTGGCTGCCACTCACCAGCGTTGTTGCCCCATAGCTCAATGACAGCAAAGCCAGCCGACCATCGGCTGACCTGATGCTGGGCAAGGTAGCCTAGGTCAGTGCGGGTACACATCATCCCCGTAGAGATAGCGGCAATGCGCTTCTCTGGAAGGTCAGCAAACCCACCGATTGTCCTAAACGAAATGCCCTGAGAATGGTCATGACCTCCGACAACAGAAACTCCCGCTGCGTCTGCAATGGGGATTATCGAAGCCCCACCGCCAGCCGTGCGGGAGTAAGTTCCATGTGTTGCAATAAGATCTTCTGTAATCTTGTAATAAGATCGGAAATGATCTGGTCCAGTAAACGCTGCGTTCTGATCTACGCATGCTACGATGTTAAGAGAGTCAAACCGCAAAAGACTTGAAAGAGATAGCATCTCCGCCCCGCTTGCGTCCGTTAACCCAACCAACTCTGGTGCCTTCTTGGCTAACCACTTGGACAGTCGTGCCTCGTGATTCCCGTAAATGAAATAGATCTCAGTGTCCGGACCAGTCGCTGCTCGAATCTCAGCTAATCGTCGATGCGCGTGTGCCAACTCATCTTGGACTGGTAGTCCGAGACGAGGGTCCCTATCGTATGACGACACGGATGTCAGGTCTACAATGTCCCCAGTTAGCACGATGCGGTCTGGTCGTTCTACGGCAATGAATGTAAGGAATGAAGCAAAGACATCTCCGTCCTCAAATGGGAATTGGAAATCTCCTACGCACACGACTATCTCGCCACGAGAAGAGGAGAGTGGAGCCCCTACCCGTGGGAGATAGTCTAATATCACTGGATCAACCTGCCTTACGAAGTGTGGAACTCTACTTCCTAAGGAAGTATTATATTTATCTAAGTTAGAATCATCTACTTCTTTAGCAAGAATTCCTTGATTGTAAAGATCTCTGGCAATCCTGTCAAGCCTCATGTATCGCTTTTGAGCAACGTCCTTGGTGATTCCAAGCTTGGCGCCAATCTGCGAAAAAGACATCCCGTCTTGACGTAGTTTAACAATGTCGTCCACATAGGACATAATGCCTCCCTAGTTAGCAACCCCAAAGACCTTCAAGGCTACGGTAATCATTGTACCGATTGCGCTTACAGCGATCCCTAACTTCCATCGTAACGATAAAGCGTGATTTTGTCTAGTATCATCTATTGCTTCTAGGCGGTGCTGAAATGTTTCAACCTCCCGCAGGCGTTCTTCTATGCTGTCAAGTTTTGCAGATAGATCGGAACGAACTCCGTCAATTGCCTCAAGGAGAGAATGAAAGTGGGAGGATGTCATCGGCCTATTTTTGTGTACGAGAATGTCTTTTTCTTCTTGCCCGTTGTGGTTGTGATAGTTGTTGTTGCCCCAACGGTAGTCACCGTTGTAACTGGTGTTGGCTTAAGCGGAACATTTGCGGACGGCTTCTTTGGAAGGTTAGCTGGGCTTCCATCATTCCCTGGTGGAGGAGGTGGAGAGGCTTGGTCTTGTGGTTGCGACGGAGCAGATGGGCTGGTATCCATCTCCCCTGATGCCCCAGTAGCAAACGGGTCGTTGATTGGGACAGCAGAAAGGTGATTTGGTCCAGCGTCCGTAGTTGGTTCAAAAATGGTAGTGTCCACCTCAATCTTAGAAATTGGGCTTTGTTCTCTATACGAAACCAACTCAAACTCTCGCTGGCTTTTGTTATAGAAATCAAACGACAGTTCTTCTGAGCCGTCCTCTCGTCCAACCCACTGCTGGCCGCGAAGCGTAACGTTTGTGTCAATGTCTACAATGCCGCGCTTAATTACGACTCGGATATCGTCACCCAACTTGTAATTTTTATACGGGATAACGGATCCGTCGACGACCGCAAGATTAATGACTTTCAATCGCTCGGGGGCGGACTCGTTTAAGTTATAAGCAGCTCTCGCAGAAACAGAGTCTTGAGAAATAAGGTCTTCTTGGACGTCAACGCGGTCGATGATACCGTACGTTGAAACAAGTGCCGACGTGGCATAGTCTGACCAAATTTTAGAAGACGAAGAACCAAAGATACTGGTTGCAATAAGAACAGCGCGAGTTCGTAAATTGCGGAAGTTTGGGCTATATGAGAACCGCTTAACATTCCAACCGTAGACAAGACGGATGTTGTTATTTGGAGTTGTGGAATGATTCATGTCAAGGAAGAACGAGTTGTAAGATTGCAAGTTGCTTTCAATCCTGTTACCAAAAACAACTTTGTTAGTTGTTCCTTCCTGGGCAATGGCAGTAATGTTAAACAAGAACTCGCCACGTTGCTCGCCAGCAGTAAAGATGTCGTACGTTTTTATAGACGGGCTGATTGTTGCTTCGACGTCAATAAACCCCAACCGGGAGTTAGCTGCGTTTTTAGCTGCGCTTAACTCCGACTGCCAAATTTCGGAGACCGTTTTGTTGTCGTATGATACAGTAGATGACGGATTGGCAATGATTCCAGACACATCGGTTATGGTTTGGTTGAGCGCAGCCATGTAGTCAATGCCGTAAAACACGGTCTCATTGTCGGTTGCTTGATAGTCCTGTAGGATACCGCTACCAACTGTTCTGTAGACTGCGTCCTCTTCGTCCCATCGGTCAATGCGGTAGTGCCGCTCAAGTGGCAAGCACTGCGAGATCTGAGGGTGGTTGTACGGCAGAGTGAAAAACGATTCGCCGCCTTCGTTGAGATACGACGAAACTCCAATGTATTTTGCATCAGAAATTACCGCCTTGACTGTCCCTCGGCCACGCCCTGTTCCAGTCATGTCCCACAACGTGATGCGGAATGGCGATTGGGAGTACCATCGTCCCTGCGCACCAGACAAGTTAATGCGGGTTGCGTTGGCAACTTCCATTTCTGCTGTCCCAGAGATTGCGCTGGTGGCAGATGCAGTAATTGTCAGCGCACCAACAGTAGCAGCGGTGACTAAGCGCGAGGCAACGCCATTAACAGCAGTAGCAGTTCCAGTGTTGGAAACTGTGCCAGCTCCGCTTTGGGCAAATGTAACCACCGATGCGTTCGTTGTATCTGCGGCAAGAGAAATGTTACGAACCTCAGCAATGAGGTTAAGGTTATTCCCAGACGCAAGGGGGGCCGTTGATGAAGAGATGACGATGTGGTATGGCTGGATTGTGAAGGTAGTAGAACCGCTGGTTACGGTGGAGTTATATGCCCCTGTAATGGTGATGGAGCCGCCTGTCGTCGCCGTGACTGCGGCGGAGATGATGCCAGCAGCGGCAGTAGCGGTGGTCAGTCCAGCAACGGCACCAGCCCCCGTCTTGGTCAGAGTGATCGGGGTCGTGGAGTCGTTGGTCATAATCGCGCCCGTCGTATCCCGCAGCTCTGCGGTTAGGGTGCGCGAGAATCCAGCGGCAATCTCCGCCGTAGAAGAAGTGAAGACAATGTTGCGAGCAACGACGCTGAACGACTGCGTTCCGTCCGCCGTAGCGGTGCTGTAATGCGCCCTGATGTTTACCTGACCAATGCCAGCCGCTGTGACCACAGACGTGGCAATGCCAGCATCTGCTGTAGCACTTGCCGTGCCGATAGAAATGGTTCCAATTGATGTTGTGTCAACAGAGAAAGCGATGACGCCAGTGAAGGAAGTGTCAACCGTATTCGTCGCGCTGTCGTAGACAGCCGCCGAAATGGTTCGTGTTCGGGTAAGAGTTAGGTCGGCAGTGCTGCTGGAAAACTGAATGTAGTTAAACGCCATTAGTACCACGCCTCACGGTATGTCGCGGTAATAAGCCCGAGAGTGTTCCCAGTGTAAGATGTTGTAAGAACGGTTGCCGCATCATCCGTAGGCGGGATAGTTCCAAAATTATAGACCGCAGTATCAATCACGTCTTGTCTAAGGGTCGTAACGTACGATCCTCCCGAAGTAGATCTAAGTCCGCGAAGAACGGTTTGGTTTTCGAAGTTAACGTACCATCGGACTTCGTTTGTCGACGTTTTCTGGATAAAGTCCAGGTTGTTTAGTTTGAGAACCTGAGAGTCCATCGTAAATGTTACGGACGCGACAGTTGCAGCCGCATACGATACTGCCGAGGAATAGATTAGCTCAAACGTTGGGTAAGCAACAGCCGATCCAAGATTTGGAAATGAAGTACTGGCAGAAGATACCGTGATAGAGATACTTCGCTCAGTGGCGGAATATCGATACGGCGCTTTTGCCAACAGCGTAAAGCCAACCGTTGCAGCAAATCCTTTAGAGGATGCCCCAATTGATTGGGATGACGTTAGCGTAACCGTTGGGATAGTTGCTGGACGAACAAGCATCATCATTGGAACAAACCCAGTAGAATAGTTTGCAGTGTCAATAGTAGCTTGAGAAAACGCTAACTGCCGGAACCCGTAGTCTGCTTCGTAAGTCCTAGGGATTGGGCGCATTGCGTCGAGGAAGGCTTGAACCTTATCGCCAAGGTCACCGCTTGATGTACCGAATACTCCGCAAACAATAGACAATGTGCGGGTACCAATATAAGTGTCTGCAATGTCGGCACCATCACGGAGCGCCCGTTTGTCGACGTATCCTACAAGTGGGGCTTCGTTGAATCGCGCAGACAGCACTTTATACCCACCGCGAGCAGCAGGTGTAGTAACGTCAGAAACGGCAATGCTGTTAAAGTCAATGGTTGACCCACCAGCAACCTGATAAGTAATTGGTCGATTAAAATCCATTATCCGAGCCTCCGCATTTTGCGGAGACGGGCTTCCTCCCGTTTGACGCGTTGCTGGTTAGACAGTGCAATCTGGTTCATGGACAAAGCTGACACGTCAGAGTTTCCAGACTGGACTTGCCACTGTTGAAACGCTACTCGGTCGGAAAGCAATCGGTTAAAAGCTTCCGCCTGAGCCCACACTCGAACAGCATTGATGGCAGAGGTATCCATGTCTGTCGTAGATGTGCTAGAAGACAATTGAATAAACGTGCTGTATCCAAAAATGCGAAGCGTACCTGGAGAAGAAAGGGTGTAGTGCGGAGGAAAAAAGACAATGTTGTTGTGAATTTCCCATCCAGAGTTTGGACCATCTGAAGTGGTGGGTAAAACTGTTTCCTTAAATTTTCCTGCAGCATCATATGCGTCGACTCTAAATGGCCATGAAACATCCGTTGCTGCAACAGAAAACACAGAGCCAGAAATTGGTTGAGTAAACGCTGTTGTTTGAATTGCTTCCTTTGGGTAAAATCCATTGACCCAGTCAATACCAGAGTTGATTAAATCATCAACCTCTGAGTCTGACCAGGTTGCACCGTTTGCGTCACGAAGATCCCTGCGGACCATCGTTCGAAGACTGCTGAGTGTTTCTGCCATGCTTCCAAATCCCCTTATGCTCTACTGCCCATTTGAAGGCATCGGCCCATTCCTTGGCCCGATCCTTATAGTCGTATTCTTTAAGCACTCGTTCTTTAGCGGCGCCTGCAAGCTGATCCCGCAGGTCCTTGCTTCTAACTAAACTCTTTACTGCGTCAAACCATTGCTGTCGACCACGGACAACGAGTCCGTCAACGCCGTGGTTGACCATTGAGTAGGGGGCTTCTCCGTACTTGAATCCTTCGCCAATGAATGCCGCCCCAACCATTGCGTATTCCAGCCAATGGAGTTCTGATTTGCAGCGGTCAAAGTCATCCCCTCCGAGCGGCGCAATCCCAATGTCTGCGTGGCTTCCTGCCAGCGTTTGGGAGAACTGTCGGATGTTCTCAACGTAGGGATACGCCTCATCAAAGAACGGGACAATGACGTGTTCCGTCCCTGGGTTAACGCCGATGAAGACATTCCAGAGTTCCTTACGAAGGTCCTCTATCGCTTTACCAGCGTATCCGCCTTCCCACTTTCCGCCAACACCGCTGGGGTATCCAGCGTAGTCACGCATTCGCGCCGTGCTGCCGTAATAGACCACGCGTGGTTTGCTACCACCGTGTTCTGGGCGAGTAGCATCTGTTGTATAAATCGAAGGATCAATTGCATTTCTAATCACCTGAATGTTTTCGTTGAGATGTGAATACGCATCCTTGATTGGACCCGTGCTGACAGTAACGAGGTCAGCCCTCCGTGCCATCCGTTCAATAAGCGGTCGCTCTGCCTGAACGTCTGGGTGGTATCCATTCCACGTACGGATCTGGAAGTGATTGTCGTCCGTCTCGTAGATGACCGCTTTATTAAATGTTTCAGACTCAAAGGCTGGCCACATCCACTCAGTGATGGCGTCGCGAAACTCCATCTTGTGTGGGTGTACCTGAATGGCGGCTGGATCTTTTGTCGCCGCGCCACAGGTGTTGCACTTGGCGGAGCAGTTGTAGTAGCGGCGGAACATCACAATGTCTGCCCAGTCAATGTCGCTGGTGTCTACCGACAGCAGACCTTTTCGCATCGCCTCATCCTGGGAGAGGCCCTGTGCGCCATCCTTGGCAATGAAGTTGACTTTGTCAATGTGCTTGACGTTGATGCCCATCTTTTTCCACTCTTCGTCATACATATGACCACGGAAATAAGCGCAAGGACCTTGTTCGGCAGTGCCCCAAACTAATACATTCATCTTACTCCTCTGGGTATTTAGGCATGATTGCCCAGAGTTATTCTAGTAGGGTTTCCCCCCGATGTCAAGCGACATCGGGGGTACTCACCTGTCTAAACGATTAGACGGCGACTGTTGCCTGCGTCTTCAGGATGCGATAACGGGCGCCAGCCTCATCGAGGAGGAGGGAGCCGAAGCGCATCTTGTAGCCGACCAGTGCCTTCTGAGCGAGCGGATCAGTATGATCGCCGCCTGGAGCCACGAAGTACGACTGAAGCGTCTGCGAATCGCCAATCGTGTAAGCGTCTGGTCCGAGGAACAGAGCGTTGTACACGTTGCCGCTCGAAGCACCAGCGGTCGCGTAGACCTTGGCGTCCGAAGACACAATAAAGCGCACGCCAGCAAACATACCAATCTCATTCGTGAGAAGTGGCATCTGGTTGACGTACTTGTTTGCTTCGATCCAGCCGTTTACCGAAGTGTCTGACACAAGGTCATACTCCTGTGAAGGGTGGATGATGCAGCGGAACGTGCCATCAGCGAACTGTGGAACGTTGCTGCCCTTGAGCCGAGCAACCATCTGCTTCACGAACGCTCCCGTCAACACACCAGCAGCGGCAACAGCCGAGTTAGCAGTGTTTGCGGTAAGCGTCGTTGCGCCAGTGGCGCCAAAGATTGCGCTCGTCTTTGCGGTGCTGTGAATCTCGTCGCGGACAAGAACGTCCATCGAGCGGGTCGCATTGTAAGCAATGCGCTCTGCAGCGATAGAAATCAGGTCATGCGGCGAGTCGATCTGAGCAAGGTCAGAGACTGCAACCGTCGCACCGAACTGTGCAGCGGTGAAGTACTCGGACGAAATGGTCAGAGCGCCATCGGTTGGAGCGGTACCTTCCGTAAGCGCCGTGGTGTTGACCGCAAGGTCAGCATAACGTGCGTAACGAAGGGTATTCGTTCCCTTAATGAAGCGAGCAGGGACGTAAAGCCCTGGCATCGCATGAACGGCTCGTGCTCGCAGTTCCTCTTGCGCTCGTGCAGAAACAAGTTCCTGTACGAGATCAGAAAAACCTGAGGTTGCCGTAGTGGTGGTAGCCATCTACATTCTCCTTTGTTTATCTACTAAATGGATTGCCAAGAGCCTTCAATCGATCACTGATTTCAGCACTCGTTGACGTTGATTTCTCCACTACTGGCTCTCGTCGTGGATTATTTGGATCAATTCGAGGCTCCGACTCAACCTCAGAAACGCGGGAAGCAAGGAACTTTTCAAAGGCGGCCGCTCGGCCCTCTTCATCCAAGTTCACAGTGTCCTGGCGAAACTGTGCGTAGAGTGGGTGCTGCCTCGATAGCCGCTCCTGACGAGCTTCATCCTGCTGTTTAGCAAGAGTCTCCTCAAGCGTCTTGATCTTAAGTTGAGCCTTGTCGTATTCCGAAAGGTTCTTCTCTTCGATCTCAGCCTTCCACCTCTTCAGGTCATCGGCTTCCTTACGGATAGCATCGAGTTCCTTCTTGGTGGCGGTCAGGGCTTGGTCCTTACCAGCCAGCCGCTTCTTATAAGTGGCGACATCTTCACCCTCAGCCTGAGTGAGCGTGTCCTCAGCAGGGGCCGTAGCCTCTGCTGGAACTTGAGCTGACTCTACTGGAGCTTGTGCCACGACTTCATCCGGCATTACTGTACTCCTATCTATTACCACCCAGATTTTCTGGGTTTAATTCTTTCCTTGCAGAATGTCTGTAATGTTCAGACTATCTGGGGCCAAATCCGCGACCGGATTCTGTGTGAATATCTGGTTTGCAGCATTGAATCCAAGTCGCCACGACCCAGGTAGCGAAGCAGATACAACCTGATTGAATCCCTCTTGTGGGAAACGTCCAACATCAAACCCTTCTCCAGCCATACCCTTGGCCACGCCCAACTTTCGCACCGTTGAGGAGAGACCAAACCCAATGTTGTCTGGGGTGTATGGAAGAAGCCAGTTAATAAGAATCCAGGCTTCTGGATTGTCTTGAATCCATGAGCTAAACTCTGGATCGTATTGCGTTGCTGCAACCGTAGCCTCTGCCGTAATCCTCAGTGCCTCAACGCCAAGGAACGGGCGTGTCCCGCCAAGCGCCTTAGCAAATGGGGTTGCAACAAGCAATCGAGTAAACTCTGGGATAACCTTTCCTACCATGTAGGAGAGTGGATAAAGCGCAAGCAGTGGGTGGTTAAGACTTCGCTCAATCCACGGACGGTTAGGGTCGAAGTAAATTGCCCTCTGCGCACGCTTGCCCTCGTCAGCAGCCGCCTTACGGAATCCTGCTACAATGTTCTGATACGACTGAACTTCTGCGTCAGTCTTTCCTACTGTCTTATACATAAAGTCAGGAGGGGCCATCATATTTTCAATTGAATCGTATTGGTTAGTTGTCTTTTTAAATCCAAGCTTATAATAAAATGCCTTAGAGCTATCTGTTACATCATGGACATACATCCCGATACCCTCAGCCTTAGCTGCTCGATGGGCATCAGCAAGCAGTGCAGACCCAGTCCCGCCACCTTTCTGGAACGCGCCAAGGTGTGTGACGGCAATGTTATCTAGAATGTCTTCTCCAGTAAGTCCAGCACGAAGCTTCTCTGGGACAAACAAGGCAAAGCCAGAGATGTTCCCATCAGCGTCATATGCGACCTTCCACTTCGCGGCCTTGCGAACCTTTGGGTCCCACATGAAGTACCTATTCAAACCGTCCTTTAGAACTGAGAATGCAGTCCCTGCCTGTTCGCTCTGCTTAAGAGTCTTGATGTACTCACGGCCTTGGTCAGGGAACACCTGGAATCCATTTTTAAAGTTTCTAATATCTATGGTACCGTTTTTTAGGTTACCCTCAATATCATCAAAAATGTCAGATATATCTTCTTCATTAAAACCAATTTTTCCGTAGGAGTTTTTTGATTTTTCAACATAAAATTTAGCATCTGGCTTGCCAGAATAGAACTCTTCTGGGTTTGGATTTCTATTAAGATAATCTTTCTTTTTTGCAGGATTGTTTTTAACAGCATTCCAGTCTGGAAGTTCTTCTTCTAAGGCAAAAAGTCTTTCTTCCTCTACCCTCTTTGCGGCAGTTTCCCAGGTGTCGTCATAGTTAAACATGTGACGAGCAATTGCACGACCTTTTGGTGTTGCAAGCATTTCTTGTGAGATAGATTTTGACCCGCCATAATAATCTTCTATAGCCTGAATTGCTGATACCTCATCACGTTTGTAGCTTGAAAGTGGCCTTGGTCCAGTGGCCTTAGTCCCAACAGACCTAGCCCTATCAACCGTTGCAGACATATGCTTGTTCAAAAGTCCTTGAATGTCAGAAACAGCCCCCTGCTCATCCCACCATTTTCCATCAAAACCCGAGCTTCCGCCAGTCTTTGTTTTAACTTCTCCAAAATCCTTAAGAACTCTTGCCGTTGCATCAGCAACGTCTTTCTTTGTTGGATTTTTCCCAAGTTCCTTTATTGCCTTTGCAAGCATCGCATCTTGGTCTGCACTTTTCTTTTCAAAGAAAAGTGTTCTAGCATCATCTATCGAAACATTTTCTTTAACTGCCATTTTTAGTATGCCTTTGTTATAATTGTCTGCACCATACTGAAATAGCTCTTCTAGTGTTTTACCTTCCTTTTTAAAAGCTTCTTGCTCAAAAGCTTCTTGCTCGGCAGTAAGATTATAATCGTCAACAACATCATCAACAACATTATCAGCAGAATCAAAATCAGTAAAGTCGTCAAGGAGCTGCTTCAGGTCCTCTGGGTCATCCAGCTCTAGAATTTCACCGCCAGCGTCAACAAACCTTTTTTCGTTGACAGCAACTTCTGTTGCAACAACTCCACGGCTAGTAAACCCTCGCATCATTGCAACATCGACACCAGCATCCATCAGCCTTTGTGCTGACACTGGGTCAGTTCGGCCAATAAAGTCAAGACCAATAATATGCATAACGTCTTCTGGTTCTGACGTTCCAAAGAACCTCTCTAGGTTTGGAAGCTCTTCTGGAAGGTGCTCGGCAAATACGCGATTAGCTCGAAGCGAAGCACCGCGAGAAATCATTGCCTGCATGGTTCGTTTCTTTCGATCAGTTACCGCAAGGATGCCGTTCTTCATGGAAAGACGTACGTCCTTAAACTCGGCGTTTCCTCGGGCAAAACTTCCAATGGCCTCCCAGAACGTAGGAGCCTTAGTCCCCATCTGTTGAGCAGTCTGATTTCCAGCAACCATGAAGACCGTCTGTGCATCGCCAACTTCTCGGACAGCGGCGTACTCTCCAATGATTGCACGAGTTCGAATATCATTCTTTGTAAGTCCAGCAATACGTTCTTCACGTACGCCAGCGCCAGTGGTAAACCTAAAGAACACTGGCTCAATGTTTTCTTGGATGTATTGGAATTGTGGAGCAAGTGTACCGAATCGGCTTGCTGGGTAAAACCTGTCGGTAACGATTGCGATCTTAGGGAACTGCATCTTTATCCGCGACGTAAGCGCAGGCATGATACCAATGTCATCAATATGCCCAGCATACGCCCTCATCAACCCATTGAAGACTTGTGTCCACGCCTCCTCTACTGGAACTCCAGCCTTTGCGGCAATGCGCGCAAGAGCTTCTTTTCCAAGAGCAGCGTTGATTGCCTTGGCAAGAGGATTACCTGGCCCCATGACTGCCTCGTAGGAAAGACCTCGAGGCAATGTCTTATATTGGTCCGCCAAGTCATTCATGACATTCCACACAGCACGAGACTCTGACTGGTTTAGCCCAACGGCGGTTGTCTCTTCCACAAATCGGTTGGTAGCCTTTGCCTGAATCAACGATCCATAGCGAGGGCTAAAGGCGTAGCGAAGCATCTCTTGAAGCGGATTTCGCTTGTAGGTGAGAAGGTCTCCGCCAAGGTTTTGCGGGTTGGTAAACGCAGTATCAACAAGATCCGCGTATGGTGAGTATGACTTAGCGTGGTAGTATCGGCCATACTTGTCCTGCAGCGTTGACCACTTCTGGATGACCCCATCCTCTGGTGCAATGCCTAGACGATAGCCAACCTTTTCCGCCTGGACCCAGTACTGCTTTGCTTCATCGCTAAGTTCCATAAGCTCATCAGCCTGAATATCAACAGCAAACGTCTTGCTGTTATCGTTAAGGAAGTTTCTCATATCATCCTTAAGTTCTTCTAGCTGCTTTTCGTCAAGAGCATCAAGATCAATACGACCAAATCGACCATAGAGCTCGTCGTACTGGTCAGTACTTTGCCGAATTGCGGCCTTCAATTCTTTTCCACTAAGTCCCTTAATCGTTGTATCGATCTCACTCGCTCGTGCGCGTGAGAGCGTTCTCTGGGAGATAAGTGTAATACGAGACCCAATGCCAGTCATTGTCTGTCGGACATTGGCGATCCCCTGGGCAAGCTTGCCGTAGGCTGGTGCGCGAACAAACTCGAGGAAGTCAAGCGCGTCGCTGACGTTTCCAGCGTTGATTGCAGGAAGGATTAGTTCGTCAAAGAACTGGTCAGCCTGCACTGTGCTTCGCCCCAATGCATACCCAAGGCCGTTGCGAACAAAGGCACGAGCTGCGTTTACGTCAGTTGTTAGCGGAAGTAGTTCCTGCTTACCAGAGATAAGAAGTTTTGCCCCAGCAACAACAACGCTATTTCCGTGGAGTCGACCCTGGATTGCAAGCGCCTCTTCAGCGGACTGTGCGCTATCGATAGCAAGAGCTCGAAGCTGTAGATTTGCCTGAATAGAATCTTTAATTTCTTTAATCTCTTCAGGGAAATTAATTGCCCTGCTGACAGAATTAATAAGTTTTCCTCGTGAGTTATTTGGAATCATCCCGGCATCAAGTAATGGGGTAACAGCAGCAAGTGCTCCCTTTTCGTCACCAGCTTCAACAAATGGGCGGACTGTTTCTATAAGAGAGTTAACAAAATCGTCGGCACTACCTTGCACAGCAAGCGCCGCCTGGTCCTCAATGAGCGCAGCAGCCCCACCCTTGGCCGCTTTGCCCATGGTAAAGGAGGTAAGTTCGGAAGCGGTCTTAATAACGGTGTCGGCTTCTCCAGGAGATGACCTAGCAAGTGCGGCAACAGCAGCCCTAATGTTTCTTGGCTTATATGCCATCTCGAGGATGGTGTGCGCTCGGCCAGCAATGGCGCTTGCGAATGCCTTAGAAGTACCGCTCAACGTTCCGCCGATAGCGTTGTACACCTGACCAACTGGCTGCCATAGGCGCATGAACTCTGAGTCTTTGGCTGCAAGAAGCGCCCCAGTCTTTACTGCCTTAATCAATCCTCCTGCTCGAGCAGCGCCAGAGGCAATTGCTCCACCAGGAATGTATGTAATTGGGTCAGTAATAAGACCAAGGACAACGTCGCGGACAATGTCCGGTTTTGCTCCAAACGTTCGTCCTTCGCTGTAGATAGTTTGGGCAATCTCGTCGACCGTCGCACCAGCATCAACCATAGCTCGGATTGAGCCGATGTCGTAGTAATCTTTGACGCTCTGGAAATTAGATCCAGACTGATCCTGCAAGAGTTTCTCTGCGGCGGACTTGGCAATAATATCCTTTTGGACAAATCGAGAAGGAGCCGAGATGACATCTAGTGCGGCGCCAGGGATTCCAGACACCACATCGCCAACACTTGGACCAGCCTCAAATGGTCGAATCGATCCGACAACATTGCCAACGGCACCAACTGCACCACCGACTGTCTCAACGGCTCCCTTGAGGAGTCCGCCAACACCAGGCACCGATCCGATAAGTCCAAGAAATCCTTGGCCAAGACCCTCTAAAGACTCACCAAACGTATCTGGTTTAGTAATATTTACCGAAGCACGACCTGGTCCAGCACCAAAGCGAGACGACCCAGTAGATCCGCTACCCTGGGACGGGAGTGAGATGTCGCTATCAAGAGCGGTATATCCACCAGTTCCTGGCTTAACAGAAAAGATACTTGGCATTAACGACCTCCCCCGCCCTTACCAGCAACAATTGTTGGAACTGACGAATTGATTGGAGTAACTGACCCATTTAGAGGAGCTATCTCTCCAGCCCGGAATGCGTTAAATGCCGCCTGGGCCGCTGGGGTAACAGATGCAGCCTTAACAGAAGTCATAACTGGTCCGTACCCTTCTACTCCAACAATGTTTACCGCTGGAGAAACCCCGCCGCTACTCATCCTTGGAGTGATAGTAGAAGCTGGCCTGAGTCCTGGAGAAATTGTTACGCTTGATGGGCCAGGAGCGGTAATCTTATTGAACATTCCAACAGCTCCTTGGCCAATTACATTTCCAATTGCACCAGCTACACCTATTGGATTTGCAAGCGTTGCAAGACCACGGAAAACAAATCCAAGGTCAAATTCAGTTTTGTTGCCAGCACCAGTTGGTGTAGCCTGATTAATCCCATTGTACGATATAGGCTGCTGCGGCTGAACCGCACCGCCAGTCTGATAATTAGTGCCAAACGATCCCCTTGTATCAATTGGTCTAATGGTTGCTAGCTGTACAAATTCTTCTTTCTTCTTTTGAACTTTTGCTGCCGCAAGTTCTGCATTCATCATGGCAATTCGTACGCCAGGATCTTGGCTGACACTTGCCATGTTTGATAACTCCGTTTGAGTTTTAGTTGTTTTTTCAATAAGTGCAAGTGTTTCAACAGCTAGTGCGCTATTTGCTGGAACGGTATCAAGAATTGACTGAAGAATAATGTTGGTACCTTGAATTCCAACTAACGCAGGGTTGTCCGAGTTAACCCTTGCGTACGGGTTTACCATAAGCGACTGAGCCTTAGTCGAAGCGTTTGGATTTACAAGGTCTGACAATACAGCTTCTGTTCCAGAAATAGTTGACTTAATCTGGTATACCTCTTGATTGTTAGGAAGGACTGTCTTCTTTGATTCACGGGAAATAATGCTCTTCCCGTCAGCGGCAAGCATCAGTTTTCCAATATCCAAAGGTGGCGTCTTATAAATAATACCATCCTTAGAGGCATACATTGGACCTACTGAAGTTTCAATCTTATAGCCCCAAAGCCCCATGTCAGAGGTGTCTGGCTGCCCAGCATATGATCCGTAGATTGGAACTCCCTGATATTGCGCTGCGTAGTTGTTTCCAGCGGCGTCCTGTTCAAGTCGAGTAATATAACCAGCTCCTGGTGCGGGAGATTTTATGTCAGTAATCAATGGTGGTAGGCTAGGATCTGATGGATAGCTAATTTGCTTTGTCCCATTAAGGAAACCAGCATCATATTCTACTGTATCAATAACATTTGAAAACTCAGCAATGCTGTACCTATTGTCACCAGTTGTGGTAGTATCTGGAAGTTGAGGAAGGAACCCAGACGATACAAGTGAAGGAATTACCTCATCCATAAGCGTACTTGGGATTTGAGTAATTTTTTCACCACGAAGTGCAGCTTCATAAAGTCCTGCTTCGTTATCGATCTTTACCTGGATTTCATCTAATGCTGGATTGGTAATCGTTTCAAGTCCATCTCCAAACATTGTAGTAGTTTTTCCACGGAGGAACATTGCCCACTGGGTCATCACAATCTTTTCATTTCCAGGAATATTACCTGCGGCAGTCATGAAGATTGCCTTTTTCTGCACGCCAGTAATGTATTCGTCGTACGACGTGTTCTCACCAGAAACCTTTTTGGTAGCAGTAACTGTTGCTGAGGCGGTAAGCGCCTCCTCGGAGTTACCCTTACCTTGGCTGTTAAGCACGTTGACGTATCCCTTTGAAGCTCGAGCTGCCTCATCGAGAGCCACTTGCACCTCAATGCGTGTGCTCTCTGGCTGTGATTCAAGCCAAGCAGTAAGACCAGCAGGGCTGGCCTTCTGAAGATCAGCAAATCCAAACGTAGCAGAAGATGTATCTACGCCAAGTGTTGATCCAATTGCCTTTGCAAACGCATTAAGTGTTCCCATCGCGGAGTCGTATGATTCCTTGCGTTGCAACAGGAAAGATGCTGCGGCTGCATTTGATGCATCAACCTCTTGCTTCTTGATGAGATCCTTAGTGTTTTGGATTTCAGTTGTTATATTAGAATAAAATGTTCCACCAATACCTGCTGTTTCAAGTTTGGTTTTCCACCCTTCATACCACGAAAGAAGTTCTTTATTTGCGGCAATAACCTTTGAGGCCTTTTTCCCATTGGCCTTATCAACCATGTCCTGAACCAGAACTAGTTGGTATTTGTACAAATTGCTATTAACATCAAATTTAACATCGTTGTAGGTATTAGCGTCATCGACAACAGCAGAAAGTGCTTTCTGAGACAGCGAGTCATACTCTTCCTCTGTGATGTTTGACTTTACAAGGTCATTGTATGCATATGTTACATAGTTCTTTACAACTTGCTCTAGGTCAGTGCCATACTTTCCAGCACCCTCTCCCTTGAGGAATGCGACGTACTCTTCAAAATTTGCCCCAGTGTTTGCAGTAAATGATTCGCTAAGACTTTTGTTGGTTTTATCTGTCTGAAAACCTTTTGCATTTGCCAACAGATTATCATAATACGCAATCTCAGCTTGGCTAAGATTTCCCTCAGCAAGTCGTCCGTTAACAAAATTTTGAAGATCTGAGAAATTGGTATTTTCGCCACCATAAAGACTGCCATCGTAGAATGAGTTAAACAGTGCGCTCTGTTCGAGGTTCCTATTCTGTGTAGCAAGACTTCTAATAAAGGAACTTAAATTTTGCTGCCCAGACGTTGATCGTCCGAACCTACCAATCCTTGCCATTAAACGTTACCTCCTGCTGGTGGCATTAGTTGTTCACCATTTGCCAATGTTTGATCGATTGGTTGCCCAGATGAAAGAGGGGCTCCGTTTGGTGCTAATGCATTGGATGGAACTGCACCCGCTGGTGGCTGTGCTTGATTCTCAAGCTGGTTAAGCGATTGAGATCCAGACGGCTGCTGTTGAAGCATCCGTGCAGTATTTTCCACGCTTGCCTGCTGCTGCGCAAACTGCTCCTGAGCCGCCTGTTGCTGCTGCAACTGCATCTGCTGGAACATCTGAACAAGGTTTGCCATAGCCATAACAGCGGATGGATTGAGCGTTGCATCGGTCTGTTCGTCTCGAATGACTCCCATCTCGCCCTCTGGGTCCTCGACACCAACGCGATCCATTGCGCGGCTTGCGCTCCAGATACGGTTCTGTACAAGGTTGATAGCGGTCTGAGCAAGCTCGAGTGTGTCTCGAGGAGTTAGCTCAGGTGGGGTAATCTCAATTCGGTAGTTGCCGCCAAAGATGACGCCAACCTTCTTATCCTTTGTCTCCCAGATCTTGGCGCACAAACGCCATACCTGCTTGATCCATGAATAGAGTAGCTTGCGCTTTGGAGCAATGCGTGCTTCATAGTTAGCCACGAGCGACGCGATGGCGCGGGATGACCCGAGCACGCCCGAAGGAGCAAGCCCGAGGAGGAGGTCATTGAGTCCCGTCACCACCGCAATCTCACGGTCGATACGCTTGTTGTAGTCTTCAATCTGGAACTGAGGAATAAACGGCGAGATTGAGCGAATTTCATTGCCAGGTCCAGGTGCTGCCATCTTTCCAGGCTTTGGGATAGCATTGGCCGGAATCTCATCTGGTGCCTCTGCGCCAACCAACTGGAACATCTGACCACCAATAACTGAGTGGATCATCTGTGCCTGGTTAGTAATACGTTCGTCCTTCTCCCTTAGGAGTTGCTCAACGTCATACAGTTCCGGTTTGCCGTAAGGGCTTCCAGGAACCTTGGCGTTGGGGAGAAGGATGTATGGTAGGTCCCCTCGGAACTCTGCATGCTTTGTATTCTTTACCAGTGTGTTGCCGACAAATATGGCGTTATAAACTGTTGGAGCCTTGCCTGCAACTCCAGGAACCTTGTACCAGTAGTCGTATACTTCAACCTGCTGCATCTCGTACGGTGTTTCGCGTCGAAGTGGGTTGCGCTCAAATTGGTTTAGGTAAACGTTGGCAATTGGATCATCATGGGTTGAGGCGGTGTAGTTGTACCACTTGCCACCCTGCTGTGTTGGGACAACTCGAATGCCATAATCCTCTTCAACTGCCTGCGGAGACATGCCGTAGCAGTAAAGAGCCCAGTCTACTCGGCTAAAGTCAGACACGCCAAATCCAAGGTAGAGGTTTTCTGGTGACTCTACAATGCGTACCTTTGGCATCTGCTTTTCTGCATCCCAATAAATCTTAGCTGCAGTGTATCCGTAAAGCGCCTTAATAAAGCATGCGTCTTCAAGAACAAGGTCAAACTCATTCTCTTCAGCCCAGCGAAAAAACAGCCTTTCTGCGTTAGCTGCCTTAGCGCGTGAATCATTATCCTGTCCCTCTGGGACGTAGTTAATCACTGGCATCACTGCCTGCAACGAAGCTGGAATGTTGACGTACGCAGCATGGACGTTGACTGAAACGTGGGCTCGACCAGCGGTTCGAGCTGTTGCGTCATCTGCCCAATGGTCTGCTCCACCAAGCGTCACAATGTTTGGATGGTAGAGGTTATCAAAACGTCGGAAGATTGCACGAAGTCGGTTCTGCTCTGGCTCCGTTGTCTGCTTGCGCATAAGCACTTCACCAAATAGTTTGAACCCAGGGTCTTCTTCTGGAATAACGTTCTGAATCTCAAGAGAAGCCTTAAGCATTTTAATGGATGCAGTCTGAGATTCACTCAACTTACTAACATCAAGTTTTGCGTAATTCTTTTTAATTGGGGTGCCCTTTGACCCAGTTGAATAATTAAGAATTGTAGGAGAAGTTACAATTTCAGGAGAAGTTGCGGATACGCCCTGGCTCGCGGGGGCAGGGGCCCTCTCCGTCGCTCCTGGGCCTGTTTTAGGGGCTTTTAGGGACGATACTAGAGGGCTAGACTTAGGCATCAGGGTATCAACGCGCTGTCCCTGTCCAATTTTCTTTGCCTTGTCAAGGGCTGTCCCAATAGAACGGATCTGTTCAGGCGTGGCGATATCAGGGTCAGTAGTATACTGCCCTGGAATTGCTCGCGTTCCCTGGAACGCCTTTGGGATTCCTCGAACCTTAGCCATTAATCACTTCCTCCATAATACGTAAATGCCGGGTCTTTAACTGGTTGCTCTGGGTTTCTTGATGCGTGCCATGCCGCAAGGGCAAGTGCCATTACCGCATCGGTAGTAAGTTTCTTGTCGTTAAGCTTGTATGAGAACAACTGTCGTCGAAGGTCATCCCATGGTTGCCCACGAGGAATAACAATCATCTTCTTATCGAGCATTGACTTTAACGTGGCAAGAAGATTAAGCTTCTTTGCTTTTGTGCCGCCAAAGTCGTACCCACGAAGTGGCTTGATAATGCTAAACTCTTGTCGGAAAAGTCTTCCACCAAGGCCAGTCTCATCAACAATCGTTGTGCAGAATGCTCCGTCTTGCTGATAAAGCAAGGCATTCTCCCTAACCATATTGACTACTGCTGGGATCGTCTGCTTTCCCTCACGCTTTCGTGCGCGAACTGCGGTGATGCGAGTTCGGTCCGTATAATCGAGTACGACCGTCCATGTTGCGTCAGAAGAAATACCGGGGTCACATCCTTGGACGTACCGATGTCCCCTGTGTGGCGGAAGCTCTGTAGGTGCGTCAGTATCAAAGGCTCCTTCGATTGACTGCGACGCGAAGTATGCGTCTCGTGATTCGATGAAGTATCCATCGACGTTCTGGGGTACGAGGTATTCTGCCTGTTGTCGTACAATGGAGTCGAAGTTAGCTGCTGTGAGTCCGTATCCAACATTGTCGCGGGTTGAAAGCCGAAAGGAGATAAACTGTGGGTCCCTGCTCGGGTTCTCGGTATTTCCCATTTCCCAGAGGTCTGAGTAGTCTCCGATGCCTTCCGTCGGCGTACCGATGAAGTGGAGCGGACCACCCGTTGAGAGGCGCCGAAGGTTGAGTACCTCTTGGTAGATCTCCACCAAGTGTGGCTCGAATGCCGCCTCGTCGAACGAGATGCCATTCATGTCCTTCCCGAGAAGCGCCTTAGCTTTCTCCTGCGTTGTACGGAAATGGATGCTTGCTCCACCGACCAAAGGATGGAACTTGATCCAGAGATACTCTCCTCGGTACTTCTTATCCAGTGTTGCAATTGTCCCAAGTTCATCCTTGAGTGGGCATCCCTGCCCTTTTTGCGCTGGATGGTTACCGCTTAGAATAGATGATATTTCGCGGTGAACAAGCTCGGCGGTCTCTTGCTGAATTCCAATGTGATACCAGTCGTACGGTACGTTGGACCATCTTCGAGCGTCATCGGGATCGTTTGGATTTGGCTGTTGAATGCCCATTTTGTACAAGGCATGGTGAAGGCAGAGTACCGCCATCGCCATTGTTTTCCCCGCACGATTCCCTGCGGATACGACAGTAGTGAGGTATCGGGGACGATACCCTGATTCATCTCGCTCCTGGCATGCATTCCACCAACTGACTTGTCCTGGGTGGCCTTTAATGCCAAGCCAGCGCCGAGCAAAGAACTCGATGTCAGTGCGACCGAGAGCCAGATCTCGTGCAATTTCATTATCGAGCACGAGTCCCCTTGTTTCTTGCGCTGATTGATTGAGCCTTTGACTTTGCGTCAGCCTTGCTGCTCGCTCCCCACGCCTGTAGGCTTAGAAGTAAACGGGTTGGTCGACCCTTAGCATCGCGCTCTGGTCCTGGCATGCCACCCATTCGCGCAAGGAATGATGCGCGTCGTGGGTTGTCGCCTCGCTTTACTGGAGCCTTAAGCGTCCCGCCAGTCTGGGCTTTATATGACGCTCGACCTTTGGCATTCAATCCGCCAGCAGGGTTCTTCCCTTCACTGCGCTGCCATGCCGCGCTTCGTGCCATTACTTCACCTCGTTGTGGTAATATAGAACTCGATTGCAAAAGGCGATAGATTTTGCCTTCTCAACAATCTTGTCAATGAAGGTACCGTCAGCCTCGTAGTGGCGATCGGAGTACCCAACAGAGCGACCCTTGTCGATCTGTACAATGTAGTTTCCAGAAGTTGAACTTCCAGACTTAAATTGCGGAGTATTATTCCTAGACCATCCACAGTATACCACATCGTTCCCAGACTCTGCAAGTCTCATCATGTCTACAACGTAGTCTGGGTGGTAGGAGTCATCATGGTTAAACCATCCAGCGTAATCTGAGGTTGCAAGGTCGAGACCCTTTGCTCGCTTTGCATGACCCCAGTCCCCAAGGTTTGGCTCCTCGTAGAAGCGAACTAGTGGGAACTCTTCCCTGAGTTTGTCCAGACTAATGTCCGAAGCTAGGGCAATGATTTCATCTGGCTTTCGTACCTGCCAGGTATAGAGGTCTGTCAGTATCCTTCGAAGGTTCTGTTCATCTGCATGAGCAGTCACAATCGCTGTCAGCGTCGCCATTTATCCTCCGAATAATATCTGTGCTAGAAATTGATGGTGTATATGGGATGTAGACCATTTCTATTGCTCGGTCCTTAAGCCATGTCCTAGTGATGCCTAGCTGTCCAAGAAGCGATTCCCCAGTCCAGTCGTCACCATGGGCGATGTACCCAATCTCTCGATTAGTAATCTTGTCGATTGTTAGTCCGGTGTCCTCATCGCCAATGTTGATGCAGACATCGTCTACGTACTTGCAGCCAATCAATGACTCCATGCGCTCACCGACAGTTAGGATCGGTGGCCTCTTGTATCGAGAAGCAAAGTCATCGGTATTCAACGACACAATGACTGGTCCATGTTTCTGTGCTTGCTGGAGGAACTTCATGTGTCCGTAGTGAAACAAATCAAATGTTCCGCCAACGTAGACCCATGGCTTATTCACCTTCAACCTCATAGACTGGAGTTGCTTCAATAACCTGGTAGGTTGCCGATGCTCCCCCAAGGATCTGGGCAAGCGATACGACCAGGTCGCGGTCAGCGGTCTTATCGTTTCGCTTGTCCATCATCTCCTGAGCTCTCAGGCCCTCGGAGAGTGTGGGAGTCATGCTCCCAGACTCTACCTCAGAGAATACGTAATCACGCACAAGCGTTGCAAGGTCTCGATGTTGCGCCTTAATGGTTTTCTGGGATTGCTCCATTTTCTTTACTGCAGCAATCCTAGCCGACTCATGTGGCGATGTAAGATGTTCTCGCTTATGCTTGCCAAGCGTGTTACGACTAATGTAATAACCCTCGTCTTTTAGCCAAGACGCAATCTTAAGATCTGGCATTCCGTCTTTCATCCTCTTGTTGATTAGCTCAACCAGTGGACTCCGACAGACATGGCATCCAGTCAATACTGGAGCAAGGTCTGAGACCTGCATCAGTCTCCCTTATAGCCAAACGCTACGTCGTTAGGGTTTAGCCAACGAAGAACAACTGGTAGAATGGCAGCAATGCCAGCAGCGAAGACGCTCTTAATGGCGTCTCCATTGAGGTCAAATGCCGTACCTCCGAGTGCGAGGAATTGCGCCACACAAGCGGCAGCAAATGATCGACCCCACGATGCGAGCAGTGCCTTCTGTTCCTTATTCATAGTATCTCCTACTTCTTGACAATGATGCAACGCTTAAACGGTGCATCACCCTTGCTGGAGGCAATTGCCTTCAGTTCCTTGTCCGTCACCGTGACGGCAAACTTTTCCTTACCCTTACCAGTAAATGTTGGGTCCGCGAACTGGAACCCGTGGTCTTCGCACCAGGATGCGGCAACCATGTGACCGTACGTCGCGCCAGCGTGCCTACCAATGTATCTCTTGTGCCACGCGCTGAGTGCCTGTGGCGGGTAATTCTTTGCTGCGTCCACGTTGATGATGAGTGCTGCGCCCTTCCTGAGGCTTGCCACGCAGTCGTCCCAGTCTCTTGGATATCTGGCGTTGGCGCCAAGTACTTTGCAGGTCTTGATTAGATCCCACAGACTTGAACCGTTGTCGCTGACACCCTGCTTCTCCTTGAATCCAGTAGCCTTCTCTTTTGCCGCAATACCTTCAGCGGCAGTAATCTCTTTGCCAAGGACCCAGGAGGACGCGCACGCGGCGCTTGATGGTCCACAGTCGTCTAGGATGCCGCCAGCCTCTACGTGGTCAAGTTGTGACCTGATTTTTAACTCGGTCACTCAGGCGTCTCTTCTAGTACTGGGGTAGGCGCGGTAACAATATCAAATTCAAATGAGAACGTTGTCCCGTCCCAGTCCCAACCCTCTGCTGGGTTCTGCCCAGGGTATTCAGAAAGATCTACCAGGGTAAAGTCGTTTCCGAACTTTGCTTTGACCGATCCGTCGCAAGACGCTGGCAGATCAAAGAACTCCCTGTCTGCTACAGCACAGAGTTTGACCTTGCCGTTAACGACGACTGCCCATTCCTTAATTATTCCTGCCATACAATCTCCACATATCCGTTTCCGCCAGTTCCACCATTTGCAACTGTAGCATTACTCCCGCCAGCAATGGCACCACCGCCACCAGCCCCAGTATTTGCTCGACCATCTGTTGCGTTTTTTGAATAACTTGAAGTGGCTGCTCCAAAATCGGGAAATACTCTACCAGCACTTGGTTCAAGGATTACATTAAAATCATTAACTGGAATAGCCGACCCAATACCATTTGCCATTAGAGACATTCCTCCAGCCCCAAGACCCTTCCAACCAAATCCAGGGAGATACGTAGTATGCGTCCTCATAAAGGAGACAATAGAGGTTCTTTTTACTCCATAGTAATGGGTTGTGTTTGTATCTGTATTTGCCAGAATTGACGCCTGACCATCGGTCCCAGTTTCGTAAGAGTGGACAACTGGTACTGTAATATTGTTAAACCCATTAAAAAATGTAAACAAGGATGGTTGATATATGTCATTAAGCGTAGCCGCGCTGGAGCGAGATGCCAACAAGATTGGGGTTGACGCGCCGCACCCGTGACCCGAAGTTATAGGATCGCTATTGCCTGTATTGAATCCCCATCCGCCCATAGACCCACCTGGGTTTGATGTCGGGCGTGCTGCCGTCCCTATATTATTACTAACTCCTCCCTGTCCACCTGGAGCAGTAAACAGTGAACCAAACGTTGTATCGGTCCCATTTGACCCAGGCGCAGTAGTTGTATTTGCACCAGCTCCACCAGTTCCAATTGTTACCGTATACGTTGTTCCTGGTACCACTGGGAAAATATTATCAATTACACCACCTCCGCCGCCGCCACCGCCAGAGACGAAATTAGAAGAAAATCCACACAGCGCGGCCCCGCCGCCGCCGCCGCCGCCAACGGCAAGCGCCTTAATGGAGTAAACCCCAGCAGGGGCAACCCACGATCCAGATGCGGTAAAACGTGCAATTCTTTCTTTTGCTTGCAAATTTTGATTATTATTAACGCTCATTGTTTATCTCCTACGCAATCTCTGATCCGTATGCCGAAAAACTTAGATCTACAGCAGATGCATATACGGTAATTACATCCGCAGCGTTAATGCACAACGCGATGTTGTACACCGTCGTTGTATTTGGGGCGATCACTGTGTCGTATGCAAGGTAGTGCTTGTTTGCAAGGACTTCCCCATCTGGTCGAACTGCAATCCGATATGCAAGGGTTGACGTAGAGATGTTTGCCACTACCAGGCAAGAGATCACCGTCTCGGTTGCTGAAGGAACGGTGTAGAGCGTGGTCGCAGAAGCAGCAGATGGGCTGATCTGTCCAAGAACCTTATAACTTGTTGCCATCTTATACTCCTGTCAAAAATAGTGGCGTGAATCCGCCGCCACCAGATGCGGCTTGAAATGATGCGTTACCAGCACCGTCTGCTGTTAGTACCGTACTTGCGGCTGCTGCCCCAGAGCCAATTTTAGATGTCGTCACCGCTAGGCTAATGAGTTGGCTAGAGCCAACAGAGGTTGCGCTGAGGTGGCTGGAGTTGATGCTTCCAGCCACGATGGAGACCGTAGAGGTCCCAGATGCGGTAGATACAGAGGCTGGAGAGGTCCCAATGACAGCATTGACGTATGTCCCAGAGGCCTGATAACTACCCGATGACTGGAATCCAGTGGTGTCAATGGAGATACTTACTGCCCCCGCTGTAGAGAGCGAAGCAGAAATCGGTAGCGTTGCACTCACGCTAGAAGCATAATTTCCAGATGCCTGATAACTTCCTGCGGTCTGGTAGTTGGCATTGAGGGAGATTGTCGCCGTCGTGCCAGAGACTGCGGCACTGATGGGGGAGGTCCCAATGATGTTGGTGATCCCTGTGGCGTCTGCTGGCAGTGCGGCCCACGTCGTGGCGCCAGTACCGTCCGCTCGGAGGTAGTACCCTGCCGGGTTGGTTGACGATGAGATGGCAATAACCTTGCCAGAGGTTGTTGATGTGACCGAGATCGGGATGGTCCCAGTGAGGGTGGTGACGGAGACGGAGTTGGAGAGGGTCTGGAACTCATTGGTGTCTACCCACGCCAGGGTCGGCTCTACTGGAGCAATGTCGTCATTGAACTCATCGTAGAGCTGGTCTGGGATGGAGAAGACAGTACCCGCTGGACCTACGACCTCATAGCCCTGCCAATGGATGTCGACTGCTCGTCCGAACGTAAACGTTGCCATTACTTCCCCCTACGACCCTGTGCTGTCTTGGCTGAATCCTTGAAGTCCTTTGCGCTAGGTGCGCCCTTGGAGCCAGGCTTGCGCATCTTCTCGCCAGAACCAGCGGCGATCCGCTTCTTCTTGGCGTTGATGTTTGCGTAGAGGCCTGGCTTTGCTGGCATTACTTCTTTCCCTTTGGCTTGGTGTGGGTGACTACCTTGCTTGCGGCAGTATGGGTTGCCCCAGTATGGATCTGCCCGTTCATCTTATGAACTGGCCCCTTGTGTTCCTTGCCGTTAGGCAGGTAGTGCTTTGACCCTGCTGCCATTACTGAGCGGTTCGCTTCCCAGTAGTGTTTCGGCCAGCCTTGGCCATATTTGTCTTCTTTGTTGCTACCTTCTCAATGATTCGGTCTCGCTTACGAGACTTAATATAATTATCAAATTCCTGGCTGGAGGCCTTAACATTCTTAGGTCCAACAACACCGCCACGCTTAAGATCTACAGTTCCACGTCCACGCTGAAGAGTTGGTCCTGATCGTTGCGGCTTTCGTCCTGTTTCGTAATTTGAATACGTTTCAGTTACAAAACCTGGCTTCATGCCGTCGGCGTAACGAGTAGTTCCATCTTTTGACTTATACGAAGGAACTCTAACTTTTACATTAAATCCTTCCTGTTGAGCAATAGTATTTCGTTTTCCCCTTCCACCATATGATGGGTAGGTTACGGTTCTTTCAAATGGTAGTGAAGTTCCATATGTGTCTGGAACGTCAAACCCGTTGCTCTTCTTCTTTGCTGTTGCCATTTTCTACTTTTCTCCAAATCCTGGTAGTGGCAATAACTGTGCCACAACAGTTGAGAGCGAATCTGCTCCCCGTTCCGACTCTACGTCCCAGACGTGGGACAGGATCTCATACGCCGCACTCCCTAACGGCTTCTCCATCGTATCCACTAGGCGCTCGACCCCTGCGTAGTGGCAATGGATCAACTCGTGTGCGACGACCCTTCGGATCTCTGCCCCCTTCTCCTTCCAGAGGTCGGGCGAGAAGCGAATGGTTGCCTTGTACAGGTTTTGGCTTACCTCGATGTCCGCCCAAGCGTCCTCCGATGCAGCTTCCTTAGATACTTTAATTTCCCAGTGGGCCAGACCCAATAGCCTTGCACAGCGGGTGACGTATTCGCTTACCGCTGTCGGCATAGGACCCCCTCTAAATGTTTATATTGTAACTTTTTACTTTACGACCGCTGGGTTAACCTTGGAACCCTTGACGCCCTTGAGTCCCTCTGGGGTCTTGTACCCAGCAGGAACGCTGACGACTCGTGTGCCGTCTCGCTTGACGCGGACAACGGTACCGTCGGCCTTCGTGATGACGCGGTTGCCGCCCTTGCGGACGACGACGCTTTCGCCCTTCTTGTTGGTCTTGGCGACGTCCCCAGTCTTAGCCTTAATCTTCATTGCAGCGGTCGTGAAGAACTTCATTTTCCCAGAAGTTGTCTTTATCTTGCCAAGAGCCTGCTCTCGACTGTTTTTCCCAATTGTTGGCATTATCGTCCCCTACTCTGACCCTTGCGGGTCTTTCCACTTGCCTTCTTAATTGCGTCTCGCTTAAGTCGTTCCTTAAGTGCATTTGAACCAAGTACGGTAGCTCCGCCAATAAGACCGAGGCCAATTGGAATTGTGTAGTCAATACTTGTGGTTGAGTTATATGCGTTCATTGGCTTAAGCTTAGGTAGGCTGCCCTTATACGAACTAATCATTGGGCTTGTCTTGCCAAAGCTCGTTGTCTTGTAAAGGTTTGCCGCTACTTTTCCAGCACCAGCACGCTGGTTAGCGACTGCGCGTGCGCCCTGACTTGACTGTCCAAGGGATAGCGACCCTTTGCCTGACCCCTCTGGGCTCAGTGATCCTGGTTTACGTGGCATTATCGTCCTCCCTTTAATACTTTAGTACCTCATTTGGATAGACCCCTCCTTAAACCGGAGGGAATCTTGCGGGTCTTCTTACCTCCCCGCGTTCTTTTTAGTGTTACATGTTTGGAGATCGGGGAGGTTTCTCTCGCCCCCCTCTATCCCCCCACTTATAACCACAAAAACAGGCCCTTTTTGACAAATGTTGCACATTAAGTTTTCTTAACAATCTATGCATGTTCTGTCATTTGCGTGCTGGTACGAATTTTTATATTTTGGGAAGGCTTTCTGTTCATATACCTGTCAATGCAAACCTAGGGTGGCATGCTCATTTAACTTTGAGGGGAGGGCGGCGGGTTGTCAGTGAGTGTGCATAGTCCAGGAGTGGGTATTCCTCCACGCACGCCTAGATTTCAGCAAATACTGGGGGGGGAGAGGGGGTCAGAAATAATCGAGGACACCAGAGGCCGACAGACAACCCCGGCATGGTGAGATGGGAGGGAAGGGGA